ATTACGACTCCTTAAAAAATAAGAATTACCTCTTTTCAGCGAGGATATTATCTCTGAAGGTGATATCGCTTCAGGAGATCCGTCATCTTTTCGAGCAGGCCCTTCAGTTCGCCCACAAAGGCGTCGAGGTTTTGTTTCCTTTTCGGAGCATTGTGATAATCAAGCCTGCATTTCCGCGAGCAGAATTTTTGGATCACCTTTCCCTTTTCCACTCTCGGCTTCTGAATTTCCTGGTTACAGGATAAGCAGATTGTTTTCTTCTCCGTGTTCGAGGTTAAGCCGCCAGGAGCCGATCGGTCTTCTGCCATATGTTTTGCCATGCTCATCGTTTCATGCCCGTGTATGCGCGCTGTAATGAGAAATCCGGCTATTATTGAGCTCTACCCCATCCCTCATTTGTTCACGCCTCGTACTCCTCACACGCCATCATCCCTATCAAGACAGCATCCGCCTCATTGTCGTCTATCGGAGCCCTGCCGAGATATGCAGCAGCCCTGTTGACCATCTGGGCTTTGTCAGCCTTGCCGTGGCCACACGCCCACTTCTTCAAGCTCGCCGTGTGAATGATGGAATATTCAATCCCGCGATCTGTGCAAAGCTCCTGAATCCGGCCAGTGAGGTTGACGCCGATCTCCGTGGCAGCTCCGCCCCTGAAATGGGATTGCTCATAGACCGCAAGGTCGACCTCCATATCCAGCATCCGGGAAAGCCATGCGCGAAACCTCAAGAACATGGCGCCATTGCTCTCACCCCGCTTCTTCGAAAAATCTTGGACGCCCGATTCACAGATCCTGCCGTCTTTGATCAGGCACCATCCCGTTTTAGTCGCTGCATCAATCGCCAAAATATTCATTACGCTGACACCTCCGCCCTTCCTGATCTTGAATAAAGCCGCTGCCGGCTGCGCCCTGAATTAGCCAGGACACCAATATTTTCATCGACGTAATCTATTACTCTGGCCGACGTCTTACCCGGAGCTGGCCTCATCACACGACCGAGGTATTGGATCAGCCTGCCTTGAAACGAGATAGGCATTGCCAGAAACAAAGTGGACAGCGCCTTGCAGTCGAAGCCCTCACCGATCAGCTGGCCCGTCGCCACGAGGACCTTGATCCGGCCGTTATTCAGATCCTCAACGATGCGCCGCCGCTCTGGAAGCCTGAGATCGCCAGTGAGGACCTCCGCCTTTGTCCCTTGCGCCTCCATCAGGTCGGCCAATGTCTGACAATGCTCCTTTCGATCAGATAGGACCAGGCAGATCCCGCTGCCGTTACTCGCTTCCCTGGCCACATCCGAGACGATCAAACAATTTCGATCATGGTCAGCCGCAAGCTCCGTCAACATCGATGAATATTGTTTTTGAGGGTCAAGCATCGTAAAGAAATCGGTCTTCCTGATCTCAACGTCGGCCTGGAGGATATGCCCGGCCTCAATCAGGGCGCTCTGTTCGATCTCACAAACCCTATTGCCGAGAGCCCAATAGATCAGCTTCGTCAGACGATCCCGCCGGAAGGGAGTAGCAGACAGGCCCAATAGATAACGAGCATCAAAGGCGCCGACGGCCTCGGTGAAGGTCCTGCTGGGGGTCCTGTGACACTCATCCACGATCAGGTGACCGACATACGGTGTGACATCCTCGCTGCACCGGTAGAGCGACTGCACGAGCGCGACGGTGATCCTCTGGCCGGTCCGATAATGGCCGCCGCCGATCTGTCCGATCTCCTTCTCAGGAATGCCAAGAAACTCTTCGATCCTGGCTATCCATTGATCCATCAATTCCTTCGTATGGACCACGATCAAGGTCGGCTGCCGTCGAGCCGCAATCACAGAGATGGCAATGACGGTTTTGCCGCTGCCTGTCGGAGCCATGCACACGCCGGAATCCTTTGCCAATATGTCTTCGACCGGCTTAACCTGAAAATCCTTAAGAGTACCGTGAAAGGCAAAATCAACGGGCGCCAGGAGGCGACGGCGATCATCGACGCGATAAGAAACATCGCCCTGCTTCAGTTGCCAGACTAAAGACGGGAAAAATCCGCGCGGGATGATCATGCTGTTTTCTTTAATTCGATACCCCCTGATCATTTCCGGCGTCTGATAATTGGAATATCCGAGACGAATGTTTTCCAGATAAGCCGGATTGCTAAACGAAAGCCGCAGCCTGATAGAATCTAGCACTCCAGGAGGTAGTTCGTCGGCCGGCGATAGCTGAATTTGGTTTTGCACTCGTATTTGGATCATTTCACTTCCTGCAGCATTCAGTTTTACTTTCCAGCCCGCCGTTGCCGGAAGGGGCTTATTAACCTTGATTAATGCTCAATCTGACTGACTGACGGGCCAGAATTTAAGCGCAGTATCATTTCACATAGCCTTTTCGCCGGGCGGCATTAGCAAGCAGGATAATGGTCTTTTCATCGGATCCCAATCCGGTATTATTAAACGTGTCCATTAACCCAGGGACCTTTCGTGCTGCATCCGACAGGACCCGCTTTGCCCCGGACAGCATCTTGTCATAGTCGCCGCCCCATTTCGCTTTTAGAGCCTTCGAGGTGACAATGTTGGCGGCCGCGATTTGCTCTGGGCTTCGAGGGGATTCAATGAAATCTTTGGCCGTAAGCATAAGGCTCTGGGCGGCCGAGCCGCCAACGGCGTGCTGTTTCAATATCGCTTCGATGCCTTTTCTTCCGGAAGCGAGAGCTGATAGCTGTTGATGATCATGGTTGATCCGCGCTTCTTTTTCATGCCCGTCAAAAAGTGCGTCCAAATTCGGGTCATAGGTAATTGGCGGATCTCCCTCGCCGTCTGCAGAGAAGAGGGCCTCAACAGGATCCACCGGGATTTGCTTAAAGGGTATGACGTCGGGTTGAAATTCCTGGCCGGGTCGTTCGTCTTTACTCTGCCTTCCGCCGAGTAGGGAATCGTCCGCGGACCATTCGTTTGCGCCGTTTTCTTCAGTTTCACCGTAAAGTGATGATGCATAGTCTTCGATTTCTGTCATGATGTTTTCTCCTTTCATTTTTATTAAAATCTTATCCCGTTCATTTTCCCCGCGGGGAAGAGCGCTCGCGTTAATCCATCGAGAAATTCCTGGGACAGGCCCGACCGCCAGGCCCTCCACTCCGCCTGGAGCTTGTTGGCAATGATTCGTCCCTTTTCCGCCAGGGCGTCAGCGAGGTCGCGCTCTTCCTGGTTCAGAAAACGGCCGCACATCCTCAGATCGTCAAGGCGATCTTGGTCTTTGGCGTCATTGGCGTCATCAAAGCATTTCGCCACAAACTTCAAAACGCCCTCCGGGAGGGCTGGCCAAAATCCAGATTCCAACAACTCATATCTAGGCTGAGGGTACCCGAGAAGAGCAGACCAGTCGCGTTGCCCGATTCCCATACGCTTCCTGAGCAAAATCAGCGGGTTCGCGTCTTCTGGTTGGGGAATATCAGGCGGCGCCTCTTGAACCGCTTCGACCTCATTTAGATCCAATGCCTCAACTCCCTGCTGTAAATTCTCCATTTTTTCATTCCTCCTTTTTTTGTCATTTTCGCTTGATACTCAAAACATATTTGTTGACAAACCGTTGACCAACCTCGTAGCCTCTGTTCTATACTGGCGTTATCATTAAGCATTACAGGCCGCTCCTACCGCACGTTAGATTCCTTATCCAACGGGCAGCGCATCGATGTATCGGTCCAAGTCCTTCACATCGAAAAGTACACGCGTGCCAATCCGCTTGGGCTTGACCGGGAAGGGGTTGTCAGCCCTCCGTCCAATCCTGTTTCGGATCGTTTTAGGCGAAATGCTCAAGTACTTGGCTGTCTCAACAATGTCCATCAATCGTTGCTGCATCGCTTAATCTCCTATATCCAAAAAAGGGTCGTAATCTGATAACGGTTTGTTGTGATACATTTCCAGCTCCCTTTCCGTGGCCTTCGGTGAGACCGGGTACGCAAAAGTGACGGCCAGGGCGTCAGCGAGGTCGGGCGAGGACATGCCGCGATCCCTCATCCGGTCCTTGCTCTCAAGAGCAAACTTCCCGGCAGCGTTCGCGAAGCTGTAGGTCGGCGTGCAGAGATCCCGCTTCAATGCGTTGTCGGGGGGGATGGCCCCGCCGGATTCCAACCATTCCTTCATCAGGTTCCATATCTCTGCCCTTTTGTTCTGGTAGCGAGGATTGATAGGACTGCCACCGAAGTCCACTGGTTGGACCGAATAACCGAGCTGACGGAGTCGGTCGATGACTCCCTCCCCCCGTCCTGCATCCACAAAGATTGCATCCGCTTGCCAAGAATTAAAAACCTCGGCAACCTTGGCGGCCAGGGTCATGTTGTCGATATGCGTCGTTTGGAAATGAAGATCTGAAGACAGCCCCTGTCTCTTAAAGATGACCGAGCGATCGCCTCCATACCTTGCGACGTCGCATCCGATGATCTTGGCTGAGAAGTCATACTGGTCCGTCCTGAGATGTTTCCCCGCCGCCTGTTCAACCAGGTCGATGCTGATCAGGGTGTCATCCGTTGCCGCTGAGAAGTCACAGAGCATTTCTTGACGCCACTCGTTGTCTGACATCAACGCCTTCATGGTCTTGAGCTGCTCCTGGTCCAAGGAGTTTGTGTCGTTAATCGTGTAACGTCCAGCGAACCAGGTAGGATCACTACAAGCAGAAAAGTAGATGTCGCTGAATAAATTCACTCCATGGGGGGTCCCGATGAATAGCGCCCAGCCGTTGTGATCGGCCAAGGTGGGGAGAAGTATCTCGCCCCATATCTCCGGTTTCATGTGGGCTACTTCGTCAAGCACAACCCCATCCAAGCCCACTCCTCGCAGCGCGTCAGGGTTGTCTGCACCGTAAATCCTAATTCTGGCCCCATTCGGCAGCTCTATGTAGCAGTCTGACTCGTTTGCTTTTGCCCCAGGAATGATCAGGGCATAGTGTTTGAGGTAGTCCCAGGCCACAGCCTTTGCCTGCTTGAAGAGCGGCGCAAGGTAAGCAAAACGGCCATTGTCGCGGGTGTTCTGAAGGGCAGCATGGATCAGCATCATGACGGCCAACACCGTCTTCCCGGCCCGTCGATGGACCACCAGGACAGAGAACCGTTTCAGTTCTGAAGTAACTTCCGCCTGCCATGGGCGAGGCTTATATCCGAGATCAATTATCATTGGCGCCATCCTTCAGCGGGTCGTTAGGCAAGCGGGGAATACCGGTGATGACCTGGACTTGAATGATCCCGGGATTTTCAGATTTATCCGCAAACAGCCGCAAATGCCGTCCGAGTAGCTCATAGCCCTTCAGCACGTTGTTATTTTGACCGGCCGAGACACAGACCCTTATAGTTTCCTTAATTCCCATTAAAACAAAATCAGCAGTAATTTCAGCGGCTTCCAAACGTTTTTTCAGCTGATTCTGAATTGCTTCCGCAATCCTACTTTGTCCTACGAGCCGAGGACCGATCTTCCCGGCATTGCGCTGGCTGTACCCTGCCCTGATGCACGCCTGAGATGCATTGAGATCAACCAGGTATTCCCGGACGAAGACTTGCTGCTTTCTGGTCAGTTTCCCCGGTGGTGTCTTCTTTTCCGGCAGAAGTTCGCGATGGTTTTTTTCGGTCATTTCATTTGCTCCCATATGTCCCTCTCATGGCTTTTAGGATAGGCACGTCACCCTATAAGGGGGGTGACAAGCCTAACAACCCTATTCCTTAATTGGCCTGTTAGGGAAGTTAGGCGTGTCATGACATCCCTAAAGTTATTGACAAGCCTATTCTTCATCAGTCACCTCAGCCCGCACTTTAATCATCTTTTTGTATAGTCCCCGTCCGCGCTCCTCTCGTGTCAAGAGATGAGGATTCCCGCCAGAGGTCGCCCATGTGAGAAAGTCCCTGATCCGGTGGTCGCTTAATCCGGTTTGTGTTTTAAGGGTCGTCTTAAATGTTCCGACTTCCGTTTCTTTATTTCCCAGGATAGAGACGGCAATGGGAAGGTAGATTGATAATGCCGGTGGTGTAGCCTTCGTTTTGGACGTCTTTTTTTCCGGCAGGATGTCTGGACGTTCCTCGAATCGATATCCTCCCGTCGCTTCATCTTCTGTCCATTGGATTGTGAATGGTTCCTGCGGCCGATAATTTCGGAGTAGGATCTCCACAACGGTGGCATCCGGGTCCTGGGAGTGTGCTGTTAAAACGATACATGCATCGTAGTCGCGGCCCAAAACGTTTGACCCCGCCCCCCTGTCTCTGATGTCGCGGTCGCCAGGTGAGCCCTTCGCATCGTGGTGAACATAAATAGGCGCCGCACCTGTTTGCTCCGCCAATTTATCAAAGGAGTTGAGGATGATCTTTGCATCCTGGGCGTCGTTTTCAACCCCGGTTGTGAGCTTATAGAGCGGATCAAAGGAGAAAACTTCGGGATGAAAGTCCTGAGCAGCGGCCTGGATCCGTTCGATTCCCTCCGGTCCACTAATACCCAGGCCCCGCGCATTGATGATCTGGAGTCGGTCGCCCAGGTCCTCCGCGGTGATGCCCATGGCCCGCGCCATTCTTTTTATTCTTCGGTGAAAGTGATGATCCTTGATTTCAAACTGACAATGCAGAATCTTCCGTGGTTTCGTGATTTTCCATATGAGGAAGTCCCGACCCGTGGCCATTGATAAGATCATCTGCTGGAGGAAAAACGACTTTCGGAGTTTGCTGCTGCCTATGATTGCGACTTTATCTGATGCATCAAAGGTGTTTTCCATGATCTGATCCGGCTCCGCTGGTTCAGACTCAAGCCAATCTGCTGCATTGATGATTTTTAAATCTGTGGTGGTACCAGGTTGCTTATAGAGCGGGGCGGATTCGATCAGGATCGCCAGGCGCTCGGCAGCCGCCTCTTTACTGGAAAATGAGGCGATAAAATCCGAAACATCACCCTTTTCCGGTAAGCCAGGGATCTCCAGGTATCGGATAGATGCTGCATGAGCTTTGATGATCTCCGCCACTTGCTTCATGTGTTGCCGTCCCTGGTCGTCGTTGTCAGGAATGAGGACGACGTTCTTTCCGGCAAAATAGGGGCCGAAGTTCGCCGGGAACTTGCCAGCGCCGTACGGGTTTGTCGTGGTGGTGAATCCGATCTTTGCCAGGGTGTCGGCGTCCTTTTCACCTTCGACAATCAAGACTTCATCGGCTTTCAAGACTTCCTGCAAATGGTAGGGAGTGATCTTGACGCCTTTGGCATTGTAGGCCCATCCTTGCCCGTCCGGTCGCCTGATTCTAAAGTTCTTCGGCTCAAGGCGTTCGATCTGATAGATGAGGGTCCCGGTTTCATCCCGGTAGTCATACCTGGCCGCGACGGTCGGCTTCCCGGTCTGCTTATTGCCATTGCCATTATGGATTCCAAAGTCTTTGGCAATCCCGCCCAGCACCTTCGGGAAGTCGCCGGGTAGGGCCATGTCATGCGTCCGCGCATAGAAATCAAAGACTGATCCGGCGGCGTCACATCCAAAACATTTATACAGACCGGTCTGGTTATTTACGGAAAGGGACGGGTTATGATCCTCGTGAAATGGGCAGATGGCTTTCAATTCGTCGCCACTCTCTTTTTGGAGCGTTTGTAGGTAGGGCCTATAAAATAATTGAAAGTTACCCTTGAAATGATTCTCGATAACGGCTTTATCCATTCCCAT